GTTAAATTCAATCATTTTCTATTAAAATTTTATAATTACACTCTGTTAAAATATTATCTCCACACTCTAGCAAAATAGCGCAATCTCTTCTTTCTTTAACTAAATTGTCAAAGTCTGATTCATTGCAACATCCACAATTTCTCATAGTTTAATTGTTTAAGTTCTGGCGTTTACAACTCTATCATTATATGGATTACCATCATGTAACTATAGATATTCAATATCAGTACGTCTAGCGTCTTGTTCAGCAACTGCTTCTCTATAGGTTCTTTCAGTTCTAGCTTTAAACCAGTTAACTTCATTCTCCATTTGAGCTTTTTGTGCCTCTAATTGAATTTTGGCTTCATTAAGTTGTTCCACTTTCTTCTAAAGTTGTTCTGCCTATTTTTGTACTTGTTGTAATTCTTGCTACATCTATTCGTTTTGTTGTTGAAGCTGTTGCATTTGATTCATTTCTTCTTTTTGTTTCTTGATTGCTTTCTGCACTTTGCTTCTAAAATCTGAAACACTCTTTGTCGTAATTGCATCTACAATAAGTTCTGGACCCATTATTTGAGATTTAATTAAGTCTGGAACTATTTGTTTTAATTGCTCTAACTATCGAGTAATATCGGAACTTGTTACAATATGAATATCCCAATCACTTATTGTGAAATATTCAGGTAGGGCTGTAAAAATTCTTTGGTATTTATCACCTAAAATAATAGTCCCTGTTAGTCCATTCTTAAATACTATTTTAGCTAAATTTAAGGCATCTAATAACATTTCTTCTACTACTACATCCATCTACTGATAGTATTGTTTTGTTATAGTAAAAGAGTTATTTACAGATACTTGAACATTGGTCACAGCATCTTTTTGCTAGATACCATTTAATCTTTCTCTAAATACACCAGTAATAGATGAGGCTGTTTGTTCTACAGAATCAATTGCTATTTGAATAGCTTGAACTGTTTGAGCTTTGATTGTATCATCATATCCGTTAAATATAGTATTTATAGGAGCTTGTCCTCCACCAAGTCTTCCTTCCTACGAAGTATCAATTGGTGCGATTCCAGACTTTTTATAAGCTAAGAATTTCTATAATCTTTCTGGAAGATTTACTCCTAAGAACTTTGGAAGCATTGATACGTCAATCCAGTCTCCAACATTACCAGAACTTGCAATTAGATTATCTCTATAAAAATGTAATAAATTATATTTATCTTGAAGAGAAGCACAAGCTAATACTAATGAATAAGGTTCAGAACCTCTATTAGTAAAATAAACACCATTTACTGTTAATGAACAATAACTAGGGTTATCTTGACTTCTTATAACATTTTCATCCTTACCATAAAGTATATAAATACTCTCACCAATTCTAACAGTTTTATATCTCTACATAACATGATTCTTATCTGTTTTAATCCATTCTACTTCATACACAGGAATTAACTTATAATTATATGTATTATAAGGTCCTGTCGGATATCCTGGTACTAATTCTTTACCTGCTTGTAATCCATCAGTTTGAGGAGTTCCGTCTGCATTAGCAAAAGAACGAATATAATAAGTAGATGTATCAAAAGCATCTTGCCATGATTCATTTATTAAATCTAAATCAGCTTTCTTTAACTTTTTACCGTATGTATTTAATATCTATGGTTTAGTTAACCACTTTCTTACAACGACACGATAAGAATCTTTAATGTAAGGAGATTCTGGATTTTTATCAATAAATGTATTTAATGGATTCAAAACTTCAATAGAAACATTATTATTAGCAACTGTTGGTTTAACTCTATAAAAAGTGTAACCTGTAATTAATAAATCTAATAATAATTTTCTAAGTTTTGTAATCATATCTGTTTCTCTCGATTGCATAATATACTCAATAACATCTTGAGCAGCAACTTCATATTGAGATATAAAATTCTAATCTAAGTCTTCTATCAGTTTATCTATATCTTGTTGAACTGAATTATCAACAATCTATCCTTGTTGACCATTCTGTATAAATTCTAATAATTTATTTTTTAGTCGCTTCTATAAGAAATCAAATACTTCTTTATTTATTTTAATTTCTTTTTCACGAGTAATTTTACTTAAAGTTGCAGAGTCTTTACAAGTTACCTTAGGAAGTATAGGTGTTCCTAAATATTCTCCAACTAAGGCATCTATGTGTTTTTTAATTAATGGAATAAACTCAACAGATGTTGGATTACCAATTCCATAATTTTCTTCGAGATATCTATACTAGTCAGCATCCATTTTTCCATTATAGTAATTGTATGCTTTTTGTAAATCCCATTTTGGATATACTAGCTCTGCTATAGTCTTATTAGTATAATCAATTAATTCTTGGTCTTTCATTTGCAATTACATCTTGAATCAATTGGACAACCATTATCTGGATATACCTTATAACCTAGGAACCATTTTATATGGTCCCAACCTCGGTCTCTTAATTCTTGTTTAAAAAATTTTAAGAATTTCTCACCTTCGAGTTGTGCAGAAATATTTATAGGTTTATCATCGTTATTCATTCCTAAACGAATATTATATCCTAATGGTTTTAACTTTGTTATTTTTAAAGTTCCAACATATCTTTTATTATATACTTCACTAATTGCGTCTAGGATCACTTGTTCTGTTATATCCATCATAATATGTGTCTGGGTAAATATTATATTTAGGAACGTTATTATCTTTTTTAGGAATTACTCCAAATTTACGTCTTCCATATTCATCCTTATACCAACCAATATCTTGCCACTCTTTTTCAGACTCTGGCTCTAAATCAGTAGGTCTAATTCCTGTCAATTCTTCATCTGCAAGCTCTGCCATTCCCCAGGCAGCTATAATATCGAATTTACCTTTTTGTTCATCCGAATATCTTGTAGCCTAATCTAAAAATTCAGGGAACCATATTTCATCACAGTAATCATCGATAAAATCTCGAATCAAGTCTGTTTGGTGTGCAATAATTGCAGGTGTTGCAGGTGTACCAATTGCTTTACTATGTTTACCATTTGGATCTGGATATGTTGCTTTAGGTCTAGCCATTAAATATCCTAACATTCCGTTACTCTACAACCATGTTTTCATAGATAGACGTGTAGCCTCGATGTTACCTCTACAATTATAGTACATCATCATCTTCAAAGCTGTCTAATATGCTTCACGTTCATTGTCAGGTCTATCCATATAATAAGCAACATATTGAGGAGGTCTAGTTCCAAAAGCTCTTCTTTTAATAACTATACAGAATTTAGAAGGATCTTTTGTTAAATCAGATGTTTGTTCTTCACCAATATCGATAGAGTCTATTCCAGCAACATATAAGTTTCTCATTTCATTATATGAAATTGGATTTCCATCTTCATCAGTTGTAGCTCCAGTCTCCCATAAAGGTTTTTCTATAATATGTACTTTACCTTCGTTTCCTGGAACCCATCTAACTCCAGATACATTATTCATATCTCTGACCTTACCTCCTTTATATATAAATTGGAGTTCTCCATTTTGTATTTTTGGACCTTCTTTCAAAAGTCTTATTCTAGTAATCTAGTCTGTTAACAGAACCTTATTAAATTTGTTAGTTCCTTCAAGTGCGAAAGCTTCTTCTGCTGTATAACAGAACTCTGCACAATATTCAACTAATTTTTTAGGAGTGGATTTACGTTTATCTCTTTCTTTATCATAAAATTCTTCTCTAGCTTTTTTATCATCACATACACCCCTTTCATCAACAAATCCTTTTTTATAAAGAGCTGTATATGCTGGAATAAAGAAGCAAGTATATACCCAAGTTCCATCAGGTGTATAATTATGATAAAAAGGTAATATATCTACAGATTCTGGATTATAATACATATCAATAAGTCCTGCCATTTGTGGACCTGTGTCTCCACCTGTTCCACCGGCAACTATTACTCCGATTTTATTACCACCAAGCGTTGTTAAAGCTTCAGCCTTAACGAAAGATTTACTAAAAATTGGATTAGAACCTGCCTCTTCAAGAATTAACAAGTCAGCACGGTCACCACGAATCTTTGAATCTTTCTCTGCAATAATACCTTCAATCTAAGACATAAATCCATCTTCTACTTTCTGTCCGTTTTTAATTTTATAGAAAGATGCTCTCTTTTTTAACTAAGAGTCAATAGCTTGACGAAGTTTAAAGAAGCCTAAATCTGTTTCATCGTTTAAAAAAGTAAGTTCATTCCATACTTTTTCTAAAGATTTTTCAACATAGTTAGAATTAAATGCTGTTAAGATTGAGTTACTTGCTCTATGACAAGAATATTCATTTGCTATTAACGCAGCATTAATTTCTGAGAATCCGATACCACGACTTTTCATAAGTCCACAATTTCTATGCAATGTTCTACATAATTCATAATAATGAAAGAACTCATATTGATATGTATAGAAATTAGGATATATTGCAAGTCTTGATGTACCAGCTTTTTCAACATCTGGATTAGGAAGCTAATAATAATTTAAAAAGAAATAGTGTGGGCCTGTTACAGTATAACCGTTTACAGTGTAACCATTGATACATCGCTTATATTCTTCGGTCCAAAAGTCATGATATAACTTTGAACCAAATTGATATTGACAATAATGTCCAGTTTTAAGTTTTGTATCTCTAGCTTCTGTAAACCAATTTGGATTAAAATCTAATCCTTTATCTTTTGTTATAGGTCTATATCCTGTTATTTCATAAGAAAGTCTTTTATCGAAGAATTTTATTTCTTGGTCAATAGGAACATCCCATTTTCCAGAACGATATTTTTCTTTAACTTCTTCAGTAATTTTATGATATTCAGCATCTTCTTTTTCTTTAGTTTTATTAACTACATCAACAAGTTGCTGAATTTCATCAGGAACCTAAACCTTTTTAGGTCGTCCTCTTTTTCTTTTAACCTCCATACATAAATCCTTCTGTTGCTCCACCTCTTAACTTCGAATCTTCTGCCATTTCTTTCTTAACTTGACCTTCAAGAGTTTTCAATTCATCATTGACTTTTGATAATTGAGAGATTTCAGCCATAATATCTTTTACCTTATATAAAGGTTTACCTGTCTGTAAATCTCTTTCTTGTGGGTCAATGTTTTCAAAATAATCTGTAAATTTATCTACCGTCTTTTGAGCAGCGTGTAGCATTCTTATAGTTCGATTACTTTCTTGTAAATCTCTATATTTTCTACACGCGGCTCTAAAGTTCGGATCGTTGAACTCTTCTTCAGAAAGTCCAGAGTCTTTCAAGGCTTCCTAGTGTCGTTCTTGTTCAGAGAAGCCAGAATAGATTGATTTCCAATCTAACGCTAGCCATATATAAGTAAACTCACGAAATGCTCGTAAGTGTTCCACACCGTGTGGGTCTTCTTTACATTTATTTCTTTCATTCTACATTAAGACTGCAAACTCCCTTACTAAAAGAATCTGGCTGTCTTCAAGTTCAACTTTCCCTGTCTTATTATCATATTGAAATATATGTAACATAATTATTTAATTAAATTCTTCCAATTCCAGATTTTCCACCGTGTCCTTTTGGATATCCACTTATTGAACCAATTCTTCCAATTGAAGATGCTTTAGCTCCTCTGTGGAATCTTTTTTGTTTTTCTCCACCAAATGCTGTTGCTTTATAAGTTACTCCAGCTTTTTGTCTATTTTGCATTCTACCAGTTTTACCTGTTGCGTGATGTCCTACAAGTCCTACATTTGTTGGTTTCTTTTTACCTTCGTCACCAAATGCTGTAAACTTATTAGGTTTATCATGTGTATTTAATTGATGAGTTCCATTAGCATTAAATGCTCTGCGTCCACCCCATCTTCCAGCATGGTTTGTAGAAACAACATTAGCTCCTTTTTCTTCACCAAAAGCTGTATGTTTATTTCTGTTCATAGCACCACCCTTAGCAAACATTTCAGTAAGAATGTCTTCCATTATGCCACCTGCTTTATGGAATTTTAATCCACCGCAAGCTTTCTTGGATTTACCTCCACCACAATTTTTCATAACTTTTTGGCATTTCTTACAAACTTTACCTCCAGCTTTGAAATATGCCATTTCGTAACCTTCTGGACATTCACCTTTTAATCTCTTAATATAATTTAATTTAGCACCATTACGTGCCATAGTAGCTTGCTCTTGAGGAGCACCACCTTGCATTTGATTCATAACTTGCATAATCATTTCTGCAATTTGTCCTGCTTGTGGGTCACCTTGCTATGCAAGCTGCATAATCTATTGAATTTGAGCAGTAGCTTTTTGATCACCTTGCATAGCTGCTTGTACTAATTGAATAATTTGTTCTTGTGGGTCTCCTTGTGGAGCTGCTCCACCTGCTTGATATTTTTGTGTCATTTTTTCACCTGTTTTCTGTTCTTCAAGTTTTGTTTTAAATGCATTATCAAATGCTGTATTTGCAGCACTTCCTTTAGTATATACTTGTCCTAATAATTCTGACATACGTCTTAAATCTCCTAAATCTCCTCTGTGAATAACATTACCTGGATTTATCGTCTAATTGAACCAATCTGTTACAGCTTTTTTCTTTGTTTCATTTGTAAACCAGTCGTCTCCAAATAATCCAGAAATATTTGTGTTTAAACTACGTCCTATTAATCCAGAGTTATTTCCTATTGCATCCAATATATTATCTCCAGATATTTTGTGACCATAAGTTCCTCTTAAAGAATTTCTCCAGTCTCTAAAATCTGCTCTAGAGAAATTACTTTGTGCTGGAGTAAACTAAGGAGTATTTTTTGAAGGAACATAATTACTTATACTACCTAAGTCTTTATTATCACTTGTACGATATAAATTTCCAACAGTACGTCCATTAGAAACACCATTTGTAGTTCCTGATCCTTCAACAAAATAATTTTGGTTTATAGATGTTCCATCTCTTAATGTTGTTGCAGGAGATGTACTGGTAATCGGTTGAACTTTTGATAATCTGTCAGAAGCTTTTTTGTAATTATCAGCTGATAAACTTTTACTCAAATCTATCCAACTATCATTACTTCCACGTTTTCTTGCATGATACGTTCCGTTGTTAATACTATATTCCCAGTTATTATCTCCATTTAAATAAAAAGTACTCATAATTATTTAATTTTAATTAAGTCTTTAGTATTAAAAACAGCTTCTTGCATTTCACCAGTTGTTGTGAACCATCTGCATTTAATACCTTTTAAAATCGGTTCTTTATTATCTACTTTATTTTTAAATATATATGTTTCTTTCTTTAAGACCAACATTGTTGGCTTATTAGGAATGTCCTACTTTAAAGTAACGACATCACCTGGCATAAAAAATATTTTATCAGTTATTTCCATCGTTCATTAAATTTTTAAATCTTTCTGCTAAACCAATATTTACTGTAATCATAATACTATGTTCATTCACAAGTACTAATCCTTGACCATAGAATGGTACAGGAGTTTCTGATGGTTTTCTCCACATAACTACGTCACCTTCTTTAAGGTATTTACATGTGGGTCCTACTTCTTGGACTACACCATAATGTATGAATGATTCCTCTTCTTCCCATTCCCCAGTTTCATGTGATTTATTTTCAATTGGAGCTAAACCTCCACTAACCATAATTAATTTACCTACTTTTTCAATTTTTTGGAATGGGTTTTGAGCGAGTTCTTTAATTAATACACCTTCATATAAGGGTTTAATTTCTAATTTATTTAAATCATCTGTTAAACCTTTAGTGTATTCTTCAATGAATTTTTCACGTTCATTAAGTTTATCCATATAGCTTTGAACTCTTTCATTGTATTTATCTCTAGCTGTATCTAAAGCCACTTCTTTTAAATCTTTACCTCCTGACATATCAAACATTTCTCTTCCTTCTGATTCTACGCCAGCTACTGTTTCATACACTTGCATTGCATTGTTTTTAGCGAGGTTCACCTCGTGTCCATTAATTCTTGCCATATTATTTCATTTACCATTTATGTGCGGGACAGTGTGCAGTATTCAATGTTGTTTTAGCTTTTAATCTGCACCCACATCCTTTAAAATAACCATCTTTCTTAACTGTACTTGTTTCATCTGTTTCTGGATTTACCCATAGACTAGGATTACATATGCCACCAACAGTGTCTTTAAATAAAGGGCATTTGTGACAAATTTCTAATCTCACCTCTGAGATACTTTTATTTAATCCTAACATTTCATTTACATGACCTTTTATAATTTTTCCTGCTTCCATAAAAATTAAGTTTAAATAAGAATAGTATTAATCCGTTCGACACCAAATTTTTTACACGCTGAAATATATAATGTCTATTATCTAAGATTACGTCTATTAGGATTAATACTCTATTCTCTTATATTTACTCATTTGTTTTTGATGTATTAATTCTCTCTTATAATGTCTAAGCATTTGTTCTACTTCATTTTTAAGATAAGGTAAATGATATATTGTTTGTTTACCATTATGATCAAAATGTACTAAAACTAAATCTTTTATTATAAACTCTGGATTTAATTTTTGAACCATCCAAGCATACATAGATAATTGTAAATTATAATGAGATAAATCACAATCGTCTAGTTTGTTTAACGGATATAACATTTTAGCAGTTTGTTTAGTACGAGTATCAAACCCTCCTTTTGTTTTAATTTCCTTATTAGTTTTCCAATCACAAATAGTTATTTCATTTCCGTTTTTTACTAATAAGTCAATTTGTCCTGCTATTTTTAATATTCCATCATCGGATGTTCTTGATATTAAATATTCTGGATATACACCATTTTCTAAGTCTAAATTTGTACGTCCTTTATCACATACAAATTTTCCACCTATTCCAAACTTCTTAAGGGAAACATTTGCTCCCATTTTATACATACTATTTTCTAATTCAGCATGTATTTTAGTTCCTCTCTCACAAGATTCTTGTTTGTTTCTATACCATTCGTCTAATAAATCTTGTTGAGTTTTATTAAAGGTATTAATTGGTATATCATACATATCTAATATCTCTATATTAAATTTATGAGTATCTAATAAAGATTTTTTCTCTATTTTCCAATCATCTGCTGGTAATAATTTCTCAAGAGCTTTATACGCACTCCAGAAATTTTCATCAAACGGTTGACCATATTTTCCAATTAAAGTAGTAACCGAGATATATTTTTCATTATCATCTTCATTCCAGTATACATGTTTTTCTTCATTAAAACATACTGAACCATTCTTTTTATCAACGTTCATTTTTTAAATATAATTTTTTCTCTAATTCAGGATAATCCATAATTGTTGAAATCTTCTAAATGTTAGGAGCTATAATTGAGTTATAATATCCTAAAGGATATACTTTCTCTTTTTTATATAAAATAAGAATAAATCCTATAGGTGCGTTTATTCCAGCTATTGGGTATATTGCTGCACTCTTAGCTTTACACATCTCAAGTCTATGTACAAACTTTGGAAAATCTTGTTTAGCACTATCCAGATCATTTATTCTAATAAATTTATCAAGATAGATTTTATTAAGTTCATCCTCAAAGTATACATAATCTAAATCTTTCCAAATGTCAGATAAAGGTTCTGTTTCAAAACCATTAAGTTTTTCGGTAATAGCTTTTATAAATAAATAACTATAACCTTGCAAACTCTTTTTTGTGTTATGGTATCCAATTAATAATACATCATAACATTCGTCGTCTTTTTCCTAAATATCTTTTATACAGTTATTAAGTAAAGGTGCAGTTTCTAATGCATACTACTCTGACATGTAGTCTCTTCTTTCAACAAAAGAAATATAATCTTTAATCATTGTTTCGTTTCTTACGGTTATAAAAATACTGCTGCAAATTAAAGCTAAAATAACAATAATACATTTACTGTTATTTTTTAATAATCCGAGTATCTTTAACCATAAGTTTAAAAGTAAATCTAAATTCATTTTCTGTAATTTGTGACAATAAAATTTAAAATAAAAATCTTTGTTAGTTTTAAGTTTACTTTATGTCATTTTCATATTTTTCGTATAATTCATTTTGAACTAAGCAAATTTAATATTAATTTTGTAATAATCAAAATGATTTATATAATTAATTATTGTTATTTGTGTGAAATATGAAAATTGAAATTTAAGTAAAATTTTAATAATTTACGAATTAGTAAAAATGAAAATAGTGTAATTAAAATAAATATATTAATTGAAAAAATAGATTATGGCAAAGGAAAATTAGTCTACAGGTAACTTTGGTGTAGGAACTTCATGGACTCCTACAGTAGTTAGCCCTGCTGCCAAAGAATGGGCAAATAAAGAAAATACAGATTGGAGACTCACTCCAGCTTCTAGATCTAAAGTAGCTGGAGGCGCTACAAGAAGTACTGCTGTAAGGAGAAAACCAGAAAGTAGCGAAGAGTATACGAAAAGAAGAATAAAAGAAGAAACCAAAAGAACTTGGAGAAGTGATGCTGCAGATATTTTGCATGGAATAGGTGAAGGTGTTTTGTCTTTACATCCTTATACAGCAATTCCATATTTTGGAGCTAAGGTAGGAATGGATTTTTTAAATGGAAATTATGGATGGTGGACAGCTTTAAATGCTTCAATTCCTTTATTTCATTTATCTCCACAAGCTGTAGGATTAAGAGAAGCTACTAATGTTGCATTAGAAGATGCTGCAAATGCTGGAAGTAAAACTGCTAGAAACTGGAGAATTGCTAGAGAAATTAATTAGGCTACTAAACATGATCCATATAATATCTCTGTTGCTCATCCTACAGTTTATAGAACTTCAGCTAAAAATTATTATGATTGGATGAAAGGAGAAATATAGGTTGATCCAATTCAATAGAATGAATCAGGACTAACGTCTTTAAAGTTTTTTGAAAGACCTTCTAAAATAACTGAAGCTGAACGATTAGGAATACCTAAAGGAGAAAGAAATTTAACGATAAGTGAAAGAGATTATCCTGTTGGTACAGCTCAATAGTATATTAGAAAAGGAGCAATAGCTAGAATGGATGATAATTCTAGATATGCTAGTGAAATGTTTAAAAAAGGAGACTTTGAAAGAGTTCATTTAGATGAAACTATTAGAATACCCGATGAGTTTAGTCCAGATGGATATCACTTACATGCCAAAACAAAAAGAAATTATTATTTTAGTGAAACTGATCCATATGCTGATAATAGACTAAAAGGAAATTGGAAAAATATACTTAAATATAATGATCGTGAAGGAGATATTTTAGGTAAAGATTTACCTAAAGAATTTTATGATTATTTAGAACAAATAAAAGATACAGAAATACATCCTGATTTTACAAATTTAAAATCAAAAGATGTTATATATCCATATAAACGAACAAATTTATTCGGTTCGAAAATAGGAGAACTTAAAGCTAGTGAAATATAGTCAAAATACGTTCGTGATTTTAGATAGTATTTAGGTCATTTAGGATATAATACATCAAATATATCTGATCATCAAATACTTTAGTTACTTACAGA